CGAAGGACACAGCCGTGAGCGTGAAAGTGAGGGGAGCCCCGGAGGTGCGCGCCAGCTTGTACACCGGGTGGTCCGGGTGGCATAGGTACATGACGTCAGCCGACTGGGTGTAGTAAAGGTCGTCGAGCTGCGCCTCAGTGTAGGGCGTGGAGATCTCGTAATAGTCGTAAGCAGTGCCGCCGCCGGTATAGGCTCCGTACCCGGTGCTGTCTTCCCCGTCCAGCGAGAAGGTCTGAGAGGTTATCAGGGTGACCTGGTACCAGCGGTCATTGACCTCCTCCATCCCGGTGACGCCGGTCAGGAAGATCCAGTCGCCGGTCGCGAAGGGGTTGAAGGCCGTCGTGGTGATAACAGCCTCTGCGGCCTGGGAGACGTTAGTGACGTTATGAGCTACCAGGGCCGGGCCCGTGTCCGTCGCCACCCGCATGTTGGTGTTAGAGAACTGGAGCACATAGGCCTGCTCGACGTTGAACTGGAAGGGGATGAGAACCGAGTAGCCTGGCTCTCGCCCGGCATGAACCAGACCAGGCCGACGATAAGCGCCGCCCTGTGATTTGCAGACGAAGTTCCTCAGCAGCCGACAGCCGGTGGAGTACTTGGCGAGATCCACTCTCGCGCTGAGAGCAGGATCCAGCTCACCCCCTGCGAAGGATCCCTGGTATCCGATAGGCATGTGTTACCTCCCGAACCTGGCGTCCTCCCAAGGATCAACTTCCTCTGACGTATCCTGGTGCTCCTTCATGTCAGCGGTCTTGGCTCGGGGGATGCTGTTTGTATATAGAGAGGTCATGAGTTGCACGACCTTTATATCCTTGGTAATGGGCTGCGCTAGTTTGGAAGCCAGCAGCAGCGCGAATGAAGCGACGAACGAGGACTCGAAGAGCCCCGTGTCAACGATGTACGCGGTGTACTTGAGGTTCGCGACCTCGACATTGGTCAGGATGAGCCTGGACTGAAGGCCAGCTCCGTCCTCGTAGGTCATCAGCTCAAAGTCCTGGGAGTCACGGTCGAGATCTGAGTTCTCGGAGATCTCCAGCGCTCTGACACAGTCAGACGGGTAGGCGTAGGCGTAGCTCCAGTTGGCATGTGCCGTGGGCACGTCCACCGAGGCGAGGATCCTCCTCATCTCAGCGAAGTTCCAGGGGAAGTCTCGAAGAACCTCCTCCAGGGTGTCGTCATAGAAGATCTTGCAGAACCGAGCCTCCTGGGTGTTCTCGTCGATACTTGCTATCGGTTTGGCCCCGAGGTGACCCAGCGCCTGGTTGCAGATATTTATCTGGCTCATGATCTTCTCCAGTCAAAAGCGAAGGCCGGGAGTAAGCTGCTTTCTCCCGACCTCCGCGCTGTGGGTTACCCGAGAAGCTCTTTCAGCTTACTGAAAAAACCCTGCTTCTCTTCGGGATCAGTGATCCCCTCGCGAGTAAGGCCCGGTGCCACCCTATTGATGTCGGCGCGCAGGATCCTGTCATCGGACAGAGCGTTCTCGATGGCCGCCATGGCCGGGAGACCCGCGTCAGTCCAATGCTTATCCTCGTTCACGTCGAGCAGCTCAATGGCAGCCAGGATATCCTTATCCGCCGGGGGCATGTAATCCCCGGACCCCTCCACGACCTCAAAATGCTTGAGGTATGGGTAGGCACCCTCGTCCCAGGATTCGATATTATCGAACGGGACTTCCTGGTGCCTTTCCACACGACCGTGGACAGGTGTGGTGCACGTTTGAATACAACGACCGATATACATAACGAACTCCTTTTAGACGGCTAGTGGCCGCGACCTCTTACGAGGTGAAGTCGTTAAGCTGGTCGCCCTGTACCAGGAACGCACTGATGGATCCCGTGGTGGGATCAGTCCCGACCACGTTGTAGTCCATCCGCAGGTAGCGCTCACATCCGCGAGGGATCCGGGCGACAACGACCGTGGTGTTGATGGTCAGCGCCGCCAGCAGGACGATGAACGACTGGAGAAGCACGGGGGAGCCCCCGAAGTCTTCATCAGTGTCCGTCTCCAGGCTGATGGTCAGGTTGGTGAGCGTGTTGAACGCGGCGTCGACCTGGACAACCAGGTACATCTCGTTGCCGATGGCGTCACCGGCAGTGAGAAGATCCACCACGCTATCGGAAACAGCATCAGCAGTGATAGCCTGGCCGTCCGAAAACTCATTGTAAGTGTCAATAATCATGACATTACTCCTTATTCAGAGGTTAGGACCGCTCAGCCTTAGCTGATGACAGCCTCGGTGAGCAGGAGCTGGTCGCTGATGCGAATCGGGATGCCGTCGAACATCATAACCTTCCTGCCCTCGATGGTCTCGAAGGTGAGGTTAGTGTTCGTGTGGTTCAACATCTGGATCCTGAGCATCGTGCGGACACGCTCGTGCATGTACCAGGCGGGCCTTCCGCCGGTCATCTGCACACGCTCGGAGCACCTGATCATGAGCTTGATCAGGTCAGCAGCGCTGGACTCGGCTTCCAGGTCGCCAACATCGACGTTGGCAATACGACCAACGGAGCGCCAATCCCTGACGGTACAGCCGACATCCCACTTGTAGTGAGACTGGTAGGCGAGGAACTTCCCGCCGTCGGCGGCAGTGACGACGTCACGGCCCAGGTTCTCGTGCTTGAGCCCGCCGGTGGATCCCTTCGGGTAGATCATGTGAGTGGCCGTCGGCCCCCAGTTGATCAGCCACACCGAGGTGTTGGCAGACTCGGTGCCGCCGCCCGAGAATACGTTGTAGCCAGAGAGTGCCTCATCTGTGCTCAGCGCGTTGTAGCGCTGATGGAGCCCCATGAACCTCTCGGGGTTCACTTCGGTGTCTCCGTACCAGAGCGTCTGAGCGACGTCCTGGTTGAGCCCCTCCAGGTGAGGAGTGTGCTCGGAGAGCAGGGTGCCTGCCGGATCCCCGGACTTGTCGACGACGTCGACATCGATCTCGGGGAGGGCTTCGAGCATCCCGCAGGAGTCAACGACCTGCGCGGTCGCGGACTTCGTGGACTGGATCCCACCGTACAGCTTACGCCAGGTGCCGCTCGGGAGGCCGGTCCTGACCGTAGTCTTGTGGGTGGTCCCGTCGTTTGCCTCGACGAAGGTCATGTCGTCGAGCATCTCGTTCTGCTCGTTGAGAAGCTCAACAACATCATCAACCTTACCATCAGGGCTGAGCCGACGCGATACGTCAGCCAGGGTGAGGTTTCGTGTTCCAACGGTAGCCATGTCTAAATCCTCCTGTTAAGAGAGTGGTGTTGGCCTACTTCTTTTTAGCCATTTCCGCTTTGGTTTTGGGAGAACCGTCCTCGTTGAACATGTCGCCAAACATCCGCGACGCGGTGTCCGTTTCTCCTGCGTGAGTTTCCTTCCCGGTGAGGACGTCGGACTCGCCCATTGCTTTGCCGACGGCCAGGAAGTGGCGAAATACTGCTGGATGATCACCGAAGCCCGTCTGATCGAGCAGCGTTTTAAGCTCAGCAGAACCGAAATGCTGGAGGGCGTTGCGAACCAGGCCGGTATTGGCTTCGAGGTTGTCACCCCCGAGGTCTTTATCGGTCTTTATCTCCTCCACCCACACCTTACGCTGAGCTACAAGAGCGTCGCGCTGGCCCTCTGCCAACTGTACCTGGAGGTCAATGACACCCTGAGCCACCTCTTGGGTCATGTCCGCACCCTTAGCCAGCTCCTTGAAGGTCTTCATGACCTCCGCGTTGATCTCCATACCCTCGGGCAGAGTAAATTCCTCATACGCCTCGGGTGCTCCTGTCGGTGGATCACCTTCCGGGGGGTCACCCGCTGGGGGATCGCCTGCCGGGGGTGTGCCTGCCGGTGGATCGCCCGCTGGAGGGTCGCCTGCCGGTGGGTCACCCGCTGGGGGATCGCCTGCCGGTGGGGTACCTGCTGGGGGGTCACCCTCTGTCCCGGATCCGGTGTCAGCCGCGCCGGTAACTAGAGTTCCGTCTTCGATTGTCATCTTATTTCTCCTTTCGCGCATCTTCCATTTTGTCCAGGCGCTCTTGGTGCGCCCGGCTCATAGCACCCATAAGCTCTGGGTCGATTTCCATGCCCACCGCTGGCCCGCCTTGGTGGCGAGAATCGCTCTGAGATCCTCACGGCGCAGCCTGGTCTCCGTCTCGTACATGTCACGGATCCGCTGCTCTTCCTTGTTATGCCCGTGAGAGGTCAAAGGGCTGGCCCTCCACCTTGCACCAGGCCGCCGGTCAGGGCTTTGAGGGCGTTATCACCCTCCATATCGACCGAGCCCATGTCCTTCATGGTGCTACCGGCCTGGGCCATAGCCTCATTCTGCTGCTGAGCCGCGATAGCCTGGGTCCGGGCCTCTCTAATGGCCTCTCGCTCCTCACGCGGCCTGAGCAGCGTGGGTGGAACGCCCAGCATCTCGGCGTACTGCTCGCCTACCTCGTCCACGTCCGGGATATCCGCCATCTCGGGGAACATCTCGGCATAGGTGCCGATGAGGGAGAGGAACTGGTCGATGGCTGAGGTGCCGATCATCTTCTGGGCCTGGGCCAGGAGGCTGATGTACTCCACCTTCAGATCCATACCTTCCAACTCGGGTGGAGGTGGGGGCAGGATCCCAGCTTCGAGGCATATTGCGAAGACCCGGTCGATGATCACATCGAGTAGCTCGGCGTGAAGCCGCTCAATGACCGGCCCGAGCATGATGAGCTTCTCCTCGATCCGCTCCGATACCTCGGTTGCGGTCATCGTGCGCCGGTCAGAGAGCGCGAGCATCTTAAACAGGTCGTTGTACAGTCCCTCTCTGATGTCGTCCTTGATGGCGTCAATGGCAACCATGGTGCCCTGGACCTCGGGCTTCACATCGTACAGCGAGCGGAGCCCTTCGCCCCGGACGGTGTCGATGTTGTTGATCGCACCTGGTACGGTACGCACGTTGTGGAAGTCGGTCGGTGCCACTACCGGAGGATCCACTTGCTTGTGCAGCGCCTTGAGCATGGTGCTCACCATGGTCTGGAGCTGCCTCACATCTGGCAGCGTGTCCATGGCCGGGCAGCGCCCGTAGATGTCGTTACCAGTCACGTCCCACCTGGGAGCCGCGAAGGGCTGCTGCCTGAAGCCTCCCCAGGCCAGTGGCTCTTCGCCAGGATCCTTGGCGGACTTCTTGTGCTCGTAGTAGACCGAGGTGTAAGCCATGCCCGCGTCGTCGGCCCTGATGGGATCCCGGTCGCTGTTAGGCATGACAACGTGCACCACCTCGAACCACTTGTCCTTGGTGCCCGGCTTGTTGTAGGCCGTCTGGACTGCTGAGCTGCACTTGTCTTTTCCGAAGCGGTCCACGAGCTGCTCAGCCGTCATGGAGAACAGCCTGAACACGCCGACCACTCGCCCGTTGGGGTTGGTGATCAGGCAGTACTCACCGGCTGTGAGGGTCTTGAAGTTGATGATGGTGTCGGGATCCTTCTCCATGAAGATGCACCCGGATCCGAACGTGCCCAGCTCAGCGTAGTGCTGGTGGATGGAGTCGTAGAAGTTCGACCGCGACAGCA